AAGGCGTAACCTGTAGTGTCTTTTGACCGAAGATCACGATACCCTCTGCGGGGAACTTCGCGATGGGGTTAATATTCGCTGCATAGAGGTCGTCGCGGTCCTTGCGACGAAGCTGGTGAGCGACATCGATCACCGGAATACCAGCAGCGCCCTCGCTTAGGCCGCCGCGATTAAAACCAGCTGGGGCGAACCACACCTGAGTCTTCCGCTGTGTGCTAGAGAAAGTGCCTATAGCAGCGACGGAGGGTGGCAGCCAAACGAGGGCGCCGTTGATGGCATCCCTGGCACGGACCCACGGATAGAATGTACAACCGTAAGAAGAGTTGAGGCCTCGCGAGCGGAGCCCATTAACAACTTGACGAATCGTGCTAGTCGTGTTGTTCCGGGCAGCAGCCTTTCCGTCCTCACGCGGCTGGAAGCCATTGGGGAGGTCGATAACCGCCAGAGCGTCGGCACGGTCTTCGCAAGTGCGAACCAGATTGGTGGTCAGACTTTCATTGGTAAGACCAGGCATTGAAGCCACATTCATCTCGATAACCTCTGGGTCTGCTACTGAATCAATTGCTCGACGAATGGAGTTAAAGGTATAACTATCGCGATCGTTTGTGGCAGAATTAAGAAGCCGGTTGTTAAAGGGGTCCATTTCAAAGATATCTGTGCCATCGAAGCCACCATACATTGGAACCGTGAAACGATCATAACCTGCATCGAGGACGCCCGAAACGGCGCCTGAGGCATAAGTATAGGATCCGGCTGGGGCTTCGCCGTCGTCGGAGTTGTGTGAGCCACTAACCCAAACGCCCTGGACGCCGCCTTTGGCTGCAGCCACATCGTCTAGAGTGAATTCCATTGAGCGCTCGAGGCCAGAGCCGGCGCCGAACATATTAGCAACGATGCCCCCGCGAGCGCGCAGAAGATCGATGTTAGAAGTATCGTATACTGTGCCACCAGGAGTCTTGGTTGTCTGATAACCGAAGTAAGCGTCCGTATTATTGCTGAGGTTTCCAGCAGATGCGCTTACGCGGAGTTCGGGGGCCGGGTACAATACGGAAGCTGAGTAGTTAACCTGCATGTCAGATCCCGAGAAAACAAATGTAGATCCTGTGGTCCACAAGACGCCGTCCGCCGCTGGGGCACCGCCCAAGGATGCTGTGAGCCAGTTATCGCCTGGTCCTGCCTCCCCGGAGAGGGCGCCCGAGCGGGAATCTTCGTCGTCATACTTGACGATTCCGCGGAAGCCGAAGGGAAGCAAGGATGCATCCGTCTGCTTGGCAGCAACATCAGAAGCAACTGCGACGCGGATATGACTGGAGTTGTTATCGTAATCTCCTCGCTGGGTATAGCGCCGGTCGTCTTCGCTCCAGTCTAGGTAGCGATCGCCGATCTTTCGTGCAACATAATTTAACGAATCGGGGTTGAGATCACAGTTATTAAACTGTTCGATCACACGCACCACATTATCCGAATCGCTTAAGTGCCGAAGAACGACCGAGAAGGTGCCGTATTGGCTAGACTCGTTGGTGGAACGCGCAATATCCTGAATCGAAATCTTGAGATTGCGGTTTGACCAGTCTCCGGGTTCCCCTAGGGCGTGGAAGGTCATTAAGTCGATAGGCCTTTCGGTGGGTGACTGACGGCTACTAATAATAGCAGGGGTCTGGCCGGCCTGAAGTGGAGCAAGGTGGTCGGAGCCCTTCGTCGAGGAACCACTAATGATTTGTACAACCGATGCGAATGTAGTGGTGGATGTGATATTTGCTGCTAAGTGACGGTCAAATGTCTCACCTAGCCAGTAATATACTGGATTGTTAGAAATGGTAGAATTGGTGCGCTGAGGGTTTGTATTAAACACTTTGCGGATATACCGGGAATCATTCTCAATGAAATTAAAGACAAAGGAGGAGGTGGTTCCGGTGCCGGTGATACCCTTAATTATCGCTTTAAACTGCTTGTCTGTCGAGTTGTTTTCACCAACAACGACACTGGCACCCGAGACTGGCGTGCCGGAAGCGTCCAGGCCGCCGATGGAGCTCCATTTCGCCATTGCGCCGGTAAGCTCGATTGTTAAGTCCGACGAATTTGTATAAAAAATGGCAGCCAAAGCACCGGTAACGTTATAGGCGGGATCGCCCGAGGCGGATCCGAAAACGACAAGACCATAAGCCTTCGTCGCATTCCAGCCGGCCTTTCCGGCGGGGTCGGAAGGACCCCCGTTAGCAGTTGTTTGGTCTCCAAGAAGTCGAATATAAGTCAATGGAGAACTATTTCGTAAGTATGCCTGCGCAGCATAAGCGCCATAGGTGGGGGCGCTACTATCGTTACCCTCGCGCCATACATCGCTACCAGGGCTGGTGGCCGCGGGGAGTCCAAAGACTCGTGTAAATTCTTCAAACGAATTAACGGTGGTCGGGCGGAGTGCGGGACCTTTTTGTGCGCGTCCAACAATAACCGGACCAATACCTGCGGGCGAAGCAGGAAGTTGGGAGTTGTCTATCTCATTGACGAAGACGCCCGGTGATACAAATCTATAATTTTTAACTGACATTCGATACGTTCTCCTACATTATGAAAATGTTCAAAGTAAATAGTGTTAAGTAGTAGCAATGGTATTATTCTCTATAAAATCCATCTTTAATATTATCAGGTATATCTCCCAATACTGTTCTTTCGCGGCCCATCTTAAATTCGACGGCATTTTCACGCCTTACAATCTTGGGTTGCTCCTGGTTGTCTCCCTCACCAACTAAATAACCTAAGGTTTCAATATTAATGGTGGTTTCATAGTTTCTTTGAGCCATTGCTAAGTTCGCTTTATTCGATGCATCCGTGAAGGATCCATCTATAAATATTTCATAAAAATGTCCCTCATTCTGAATGCGTCGAGGCATTCGCGAATTCCCCGGTACTGTCAAGAAGGGACGAATTAATTCATTCAATTGCTGTTGGTATTCGGTGCGCACTGTAATTTCATACACTACTTTTATCCACACCGGAATGGGTATTGTAATCGTTTCATATACAGTTTTAGCTGTCGACATGTTTCGTTTATTGGTATTTTTCATCTTGCTGGAAACAGTGGAGCTGGCGCCATATTTCCTTCGAGCTTCGGCATTTTGAAACTCTGCTGTTTTCTTTTGATTAATACGTCGAGCTATTGTAATGGTGCCGCCGCGAGCATCATTAACGGGATATAAATTTGCGTAAACGCTACCCTTAAAGTTGGGTTCTTTCGTCACCGATGATCGATTCACCGTAATAAGAGGCAACACAAGAGTCTCTTCTTTGTCGCGTAAATCCTTATTGTGTTTAACTTGATAAGCACGTTCCGCCGTTACCCATAACACGGGCACCTTTTGAAACCCCTCGTTGGTGGTAACAGACAAATTTAATTCTTCATCTATAAACCGAAGCATTGCGCCATCAATGGTTTCTAGGCTGCTAGGCGCAAACTCAATTTCATGGATCTTCTCAGCCACTTCTTTGTCGCCTATATAGTCATGTTTATTGGCTTTTTTATTCTGAATCTGTTCTTGCGATCGTTTGCTAGTGGACATATTGGCTACTACCCTACAAAGATGCCGGTAGGCACGTTAGAAAGAACCTTCTCGGCTGCATCCTGCATCCCAGAATCCAATGTAGCTAGTCTATCGTAGGTTGTCTCATCAAGGATAGCCTTCAATTCGGATCGGAGAGCTTCCTGTTCGGACTTAGATTGGGATAGAAGGTCCGCGGCATTCAAGGTGACACTTTCCCCGGGGATCGGAACTGTTGAAAACTTACCTCGAATTTGGCCCAGTACTTCTTTCGTGAGCGCTAGCGCAAAGCGGCGGATCCACTGCTTACCAATTGAGTTAATGCTTTCGTAAGGAATATTCTGAAAGGGTAGAGTGTTGAGGTTATTGATTCCCTCTGTGCCAGTTCGGCCGCGTTCAGACTCTTCCCATGGTTCTAATTCCCTCTCGATTGTAAATTGCACCCAATAATTATTCGGACTCGTCGAGTCGGGGTTTGGAAAGATACGCAACTTATTGTCATAAATTTCATAAGAGTAATGAGAAATTCTTACATTCAGGGCGTCTTCGTAAGCAATCGCCTGAAGTTTGTTCTGCCATGTGGGGACAATCTCAAAAGTGGAATCATCAGCATACTGCCCATAGGTTCTCAGGTTGCCCACGACAGAAAATCCACCATAATAGCCATAAAAGCGCCACATTGCTC